TCCACCAACGCGCTCGCAACTGGCGCTCTCCAAGTTGAGTTCACCCGTGCGGTGAATTCGTTTGCCATCACCCGTTACGCTCAAATCGTTGCCTGCAATCAGCAGACGGGGTACTACCTGCGTCTTAATTCAGACGACAACGTGCGCGTGACCGACGTTAACGAATTCGCTTGGCCTCTTGGCAACGACCGCCCGGTTGGCAAGATGAACGAGCATGACTTCGTTACCTTCACGGCTCAACGCTTTGCCTTCCCGTTCTACATTCCGAACGAGACAGTCAAGCAGGCCGCGTGGGACATCGTTGCCCAGCACGCTCGCAGCAAGGCACAGCTCGCTATGACCGCTCGCTCCATGCGAACGGCTACCGCGCTGACCAACAGCGCAGCGCAGACTGCGTTTAACAATGCCGGAAACTATCAGGCCAATGCTAGTGGTTGGAAGGGCGTTTGGACGAGTTCATCCACGAACGTCATTCAGGCAAGCATCCAAGACGCGCTCCAGCGCATCTCGCTTGCTACTGGTGGCGCAGTTCGTAGTGAAGACATTTGCATGGTCATCAGTCCGACCGTTGCAAACATCATCTCACAGGCGGAAGAAATCCGTAACTATGTGAAAAACTACCCAGCCGCCTTGCCGTTCTTGCAAGGCTCTGACATCTTCAGCCGTTACGGCCTCCCGCCGAATCTGTTCGGCGTTTCTATTGTTGTTGACGACTCCGTCAAGATTACGACCCGCAAGGGCGCATCCTCGGCGACTCGTTCGTTCGTGTACGGCAATTCTGCCGTATTCGTGAGCCGCCCCGGTGGCTTGATTGGTGTCGAAGGTTCGACCTCGTTTAGCACCTGCCAAATCTTCGCCTTTGAAGATATGACAGTTGAGAACTGGGACGATCCGAAGGATCGCCGTATTGAAGGTCGCGTCATTGACAACAGCACCTCGGAACTGGTTGCTCCAGTCTCTGGGTTCCTGTGTGGAACTGTCGTCGCCTGATTATTCAGCCTCTCAGGATGAGGGTGGTGGGGACTTCGGTTCCCACCACCCTCTCTAGGCGGAACCTATGACCGCATACGCCACCTACGCCGATTTGGAAGCCGCGCTCGACGCTCAGATCATTGCACAACTGTGCAGCGACCTCGGTAGTCCTATGCTCGGCTCCAACCCGGTGACGACGCACGCGCTGGAACGCGCTACGGGCATCGTGCAGGCGTACACGCGTGTAGGCAACATCTACACGGATTTGGATTTAACGACGCTCTCAGCGGCTCACGACCCCCTGCTGATGACGCTCGTTGTTGACTTGGCGGTTGAGGCGCTCTTCCAGCGCCGCGCCATGAAGATTACCCCAGCCGTGGAGCAGCGCTTAAAGCAGGCGTACTCGATGCTAGAAGCACTCCGGGACGGGAAGATGATATTCGGCGCTCTCGCCAAGGCCGCCGAAGCCGGATTGCCAGCGGTGCAAGCCACCCCATTGCAGACGCTCGCGTGGTACGACGGCGTGAGCAACAGCGGCTTCTTCCGCCCTCGCCTCCCGAACACGATGCCGGGGCGCTAACGTGGAGCCGTGGCGCAAGAGAATCAGCAAGGCGCTCGCCAACGAGTCTGTCCGTAATGGCATTGCGGCGGCTATCTCCGCCTACGCCAAGAAGCACATTGCAAAGAGCGAAGGACGCGGCCCGAACGGTGAGACGGTCGCCCTCGCGGCGCTCAAGCCCATGTCTGGCGAGTTCTGGACGACCAAGAAGCCCCGGGAGGGGCAGACGGCTAGCGCGACCCGTCAAGTCCTCAAGGCGGTCAGCCGCAAGAAGAAGGACGGATCTGTCGTTGTCAAGAACGTCATGGTGACCGAGTACAAAATGACTGGGCAGTCCTACCGAAACGGCGAACAGCCTCTTCGCGATACCGGGAATTTGATGCGGTCAATTCAAGCAAAAGCCGAGCAGACTGGCCCAGCACGCGTATCCGTAACTATGCAGGGCGCTATCTACGGCATCTACCACGAGAAGGGCTTCTCAACTGACGGCCCGAACTTCATCCCGCTAACAAAAAAAGCAAAGAAGACCCATGCGACTGGCGCGGGTCTTGACAAGCTTTCCCAAGGCAAGGATTACCTTATGGCGTGGGGTGGCGTGACTGTTCCCGCCCGTCCGTTCCTTGTCCCGACATCCGTAGAATTTAGTGCCATAGGCAAAACGATCAAAATTGGTCTAGCAAAGATCCTCAAAGGAAAACTCAAGTAATGGCAACCGCAATATTCGTCGCTGGCCCAACGTCAATCTTCGTCAATGTCGGGGCTGGGTATGTCGAACTCGGGCAGACCGACAACGACAGCCTCCCGCAGATCACCTACTCGGACTACATTCATGAGATCAAGACCGTTTCGTCGGGTGCGACTCCTGAGGAGATGGTGGTACAAAACACGAGCGCGACGATTACCGTCACGCTGGTTAAGTGGGACGCGGCGGTTCTGACAGCACTTCAGGCACGCCAGCGCGGAGCGGCGTTCTCCTCCACCGTTGGCCGCCTGCTCGTTGCGGATAGCGGCACGTTTGGAGTCAAGATTTCCCCGGCAACAGCCAACAAGACGGGCTACACCTTTGGGCGTTGCTTTGTGATGAACGATGGGTTTTCCCACTCACAGTTCGGCAACGTCGAGCAGCGTATGGGTTTGACCTTCCGCGCCATCCCAGACGGTAGCAATTTGCTCGCCGCTTCTTATACTTCCTGACATGATCGACCTCACCCCAGATACCGACCCGCTCTTGTTCCGCATCGAAATCCCGTCCGGCGCGTTAGTCATTCAATGGAACGAGGCGCTCGCCGCATTGAGCGGGAAGCAAGACGGGCAACCGCAAGTCGCGGATGTCGCAGCAGCCTTACGAAAAGTAGCACGCTCGCCTGAAGTAGCTGCTAACGCGTCGGACGAGATCCTCTTCGCAGTCTTTGCGCGTATGGGTCAGGCGGTAGAGCAGGCGGGAAAATAGCAAGGGGAGTATCCCTATTCGTTGCGACATACGGACGGCTCCCCTCGGAATTTGACGAGAACACGGCAATGGGACTAGCGCAGAACATCCCCATGATTGAAGCGCGACAGTCCCTCGTATTCGCGCAAGGCATTGCCGTTGCGTTTGGATCGCCCGAGCTGACCGAACACACCATTCGCCTTGCTACAGGTGACGCGTCCCTTGCCTTTAAGACGCGTATGCAAATCGAACACAGCAAGGCGGTAGAGCAACGATGACCGTGCAAAGTAACTCGGGCATCTGGCTTGCGCTGCGTGACGAGATCCGAAATTGGATGTCCGCGAACAACTACGGGGATGCCGTCTATGTGGCGGAGAAGCCCGGAGACGAGATGCTTGCCCAGTATGCGGTACAGATCATCCCGAGCGGCGACGCTGCCCTACACCCTCGTAGCGGCGTTGGGCTGCTTGAGTCGACGATTCAGATCACGGTCTGGTGGCGCGGCCTGCTTGACAACACCAACCGAGGCACGGAACGCATTGCCGGGGATGAGGGAATTGAGCAATTCATCGACGGGCTACGCACGCTCCTGATCCAGAACACGCTTGGCGGTCGGTTGACCATCCCGCTTACATGGCGCAGCGGTGGGCAGATTGAGGCGGTAGACGAGGCGGTCGGCTGGATGCGCGGAACCGAGACTTTCCTGTGCGCGTTTGAAATGACATGGGAGGTTCAGTAATGCAAGACCTAGGCAAGATCACTATCGACATCAACGAGGGCGGCGGGTCGTCCGCTGGCGGCGCTGCGGGCGGTGGCGCGTCATCGGGAGCCGGAGCAGTCAAGTCCATTCTTGGGCAGGGCATGAACAAGGCACTTGATTCCGCTGGCAAGGCTGTAGACGGAGCCGTTGGGATGGCGGGGAAAGCATTGGCTGGCATTAGTGTGGCTATTGGGGTGGCATCTGCCGCGTTTGGGGTATTGGTTTCGGCGGTGAAGATGGTTGCCGATGCCCTTCTGTCTCTGCATAAGTTCATCATGGAGATGGCTGGCGAAATCCGCGAATACAGCCCGGGCATCCAGATGGTAGAGATGGGGAATGAAATCACCATGATGCTGACCAAGTTCCGGCTTGGCAGTCAGTATGGCGGAAGCATCGGGTCGCAGATCAAGGAAGCGGGACGGGTTGACCGGGCTACGCTTGAGATCAAGACGGTGCTTGCTTCTATGGGGTCGGTGTTCCTTCGCCCGATCACCAAGCTGCTAGCCGACATCTTGGAAAGCATTGTCCGCAGCCTGCCCAAGATCATTAACGTCATGGCTGCGCTTGCGAACTACATGGCCGAAGCGTCAAAGTATGCAACCTACGCAGGCGCATCACGCGAAGCCGCTCGCAAGTTTGTGCCTGCTGGCGGTCTTGATTTGTTTGACTGGGCAATGCCAGAGTCCCCGATTGTCAAGCTGTGGCGAGACATTGAAAGGGAGCTTCGCTCTCTTAACCGCAAGACCCCAGATCCTAATAATTACAGGGCGCTAAATGCCCCGTTCCTTGCAGACCTAGCCCTGATGGGAGCGAAAGTTTAATGAGTACCACTTTAAGCTTCGTATATAACGGCAACATTTACGAAATCAACAAGGTAAATATCTCGTCCTATGAGTGGCGACCGATTTACGCCGAAGACGGATACACGCTGATCCGTTACGAAATACACGTTTCCGGTAGTGGTTTGATTGCG